TAGCACCACTGCCACCGCCACCAGTAAAAGATATAGTGGGTGCGGAGGTGTATCCGGTTCCACCATTGTCCAGGATGATCTGCGTCAGGCGACCATCGAACGGTAGCGTGGTCTGCTCAACGTCAATCGTCTCGCGCCACAACGCCGAGTTGATGACGTTCTCATGATGCTGACGTATGAACTCTTTGCACCGGGTCTTGGATGTGTCATCCGTCTTGTTGACCAGATTGCAGACATACGTTGCTATGTCGATTAGCGTCATGCGAAAATAACCAGATTTATATTAGCCGGGTTTTTTAGCCCACCAGCGTAATCTTTAAACTGAATAGTGAAAGATGCGTTTGTGTCCAAAGTCACTTCACAAACACAAGCCTTCGAGGTGCTTCCATCCAGGTAGTGAGCGTGTGCCATTATACAGTAATCCGCCACCGAACCATTTAAATCCGTTGCAATCGGAAAAGTGATTAAACCCCGGTAGCTTGCAAAATCGTGTGTCGGGGTGTCCAAGTTGAAACTAGCTTTAACGGTCAGTGTCCCGTCATCTTCGGTGCCTGTTTTATTATAGCTCAACTTCGCCCAGGCTTTCGCCAACATTGATCCGCTCTGATTAACCGTAATGACATCAGCATCAACCGTCCCGGAAGTGCTTGGGTCTATCGCCCGCTCCTGGGTCGCCAAACGAACTACCCCACTGGTCGTTGTCAAAGCAGGAAGCGTCTGCATCATGTTTTCGACAGTCGTTTTCCTGAGCTTCGAGGTTCCTGTTCCGTCCGCATCGTAAACCAGGACGGTGTCGTTTGCGGGCACCACTGTAGCGGTAGACTTGCCGTTGATTAGTGCGTTTGCCACTCGGATCTTCGATGCCGTGTTGTTGGTGACAATTGCATCGGACGAATCGACCATCTCTAGGTCGGTGGTAAACGTAACCGCTTTTAACGCATCACTCGTTCCCGCCAGGAGTTGACTCGTAATAATCGGAAAATCGGTCGGGTTGGCACTTGCGTTTGTCGCGTTGGCTTTGACCGTTTTGGCCGCCATGTCGTTCAGCTTGCTGTTCTGAACGGAGTCCGCCACCAACTGATCGGTGTCCACCGAGTTGGTCGCCATTTTGGCAAGCGTCACATTCGCATTGAGGATCTTTGCCGTGGTGACGGCATCCGCGTCAATCGAACAGTTCGAGACGATGTTGTTCAGCTTCGCAGCGGTGACCGTGTCACCATCACTGAACGTCTGGGTGGTGGTTAGTCCTGCCATTTAAGCCTCCTAGCTCGCTTTCTTAACGACTTTCTTCTTCGGGGTAGGTGAGACGCTACTCGCCGCCTCAACTGCCGCCTGAGCGGTGTCCTGGGTCTTGGAGACCGCGTGCTTGAGGAAGATTGCGAGGATCGCTGGGACGATGAGGTTTAAGCCTTCTGAAAGCGTCATCTCATTCGTCATTATCGCCGCTGCCGTCCCCACGCAGGTCGTAATGGCAGCCCACATTGTTTTGCTTCTTAACATATCGTTATTTCTCCAAAATTAGTTTTCGTATTTTCAGTCCTATGTAAACCATCGTCAAAATTCCTATCCCGATCTGCACGATCTCGCCTAACTGCAAGTAGAACGACGAGATCCCGCCGCCGCCTGCTCCGATGACTTTGAGATCGTCAAAACTCACTCCCGACCTTCGTACTCAATATCGATAAACGGTGTATCGATCTCCAAATTGCCCGAGAGACTCTTACACCCGGCACCCACCAGGATCACAAACACACTCAAACCGACTATCGTTAAACACCTACTCATCGCGCTCCCGCCTGATCGGTTTTTTCGGGGAGATACCCATGCACTTGTACAAGCTCCCGACCTCGCACCGTAACTGGGCGATTTCTCGGGAAAGTTTGTTGGTCTGCTTGTCATGTAAATTTAAACGATCAATCAATTTTACGACGATGTCATATACGTTCCTCACCTCACCCGATAGGTCTCTTAAAACGTAGAAAACGATCTTCCACCCGAACCAGGCTGCCCCAACGGCAGCGCACACCGGGAAGCCCAGCGTTTGGATCAGGTTGACCGTGTCGCTTCCCAAGCATCACCTCGCTACTCCGCTGCTGATGCTTCCGCTGGTGCTGCTTCCGGTTCCACCTCGACTACCGTCTCGTCTCTCGTTAGCCCAAGCTGATTTAATGCGAGATTGCCGATGTATTCGGAATCGGTTTGCCCCGGTGTTTTACCCCAAGCTGTCCAAGCCGCGCCAGATACGGATAACAGCGTCGAAACGATGGGAGTGTTGCCCCAAACATCGTTACCTTCGCCGTCCGTATACTTACCCCATCCAACGACCGAGAATTGCATACTGAACTCTGCCGCGCTGTTTAAGCTGATTGCTACTTTCGAGACGTTAAGTTTCGCCGTTGGTTTTGTTGGTATTTCGATCATATCAAATTATTCCGCTGGTGCTTCCGCTGCTTGGGCCGCTGCTTGGGCCGCTGCTTCCGCGTCTCTTTCGGAGCGATTTTTGTAATCATCTCGCGCAACAATCAGAGCGACAACCTCATCCTCACTCGCGGGGATTTGTGTTACCGATTCGTCTGCGTAAAGTTTCGGCAACCACTCCGCAATCATTCGCTTGGTGCAGTTGGCTACTTTGCCGTCAATCGCCTTCGCAACCCAATCTTGGGGGTCGAGAAGGTCGTTCTTCAAAACCGATTCCTCGGTTGCCGTTAGTGTTCGTTTTTCGATGTCCATAATATTTCGTATGCTCTATTTCAAATTTTTAACACGCTAGATATCCGTTGAAATATGTTCGTACTGATGCGACATCTGTTTGCGCTGTTCCTCCGCTTTGATAGAACCGCATTACAGCAGTGTCGCTTGCGTCCATATCAGCAAGAACTGACGGGCCGAACTCCCAATAAACAGCATCTTGGCCGAAATCCGGGTCGTAGGTGTATGTGTAAGTGCGGTTGCTGGTGGCGATCTGTACTTGATAAAAAGCTGCCGCCGAATCTATATTAACTAGTCCGAGTATTGCGTTAAGCTGATAACGCCCCGCAACTGGCGCGGTGAATGTGTTGCTGGCGAAGTTCGCGCCTTGGTCAAATATTTCCGTTCCCAGAACAATGTCTACCACCGCTGGCGCGACAGCGAGGTTGTCTTGGGCCGCGCTGGGTGCAGCAGAAAACGCCGGAGTGGTTGGCATTGTAACCGCGCCCGCGCTTGAGATGGTTAGCGAAGTTGTGTTGTTCGTTCCTAATTTTAATGCCGATGCTAGACCGGTGCGTATATAAACATCGTTCGACGTTCCCCCGTCACGGCGGCCAACACGGCACATTTGAAGCAGAGTTCCATCCGGCGTGTTCAGTTCAATGTTTGGGCCGTAGTTAGCTGTGTTCGCTCCTTGAAACTTATAGTTACTATATGTCGAAGCAGTCAGCACTCCAGAAGTGTTGTCCGTTCCGTTCATAACTGCGTTGCCCGCAACGGTAACGTTTCCCGCGCTTGAGATGGAGAGGCGAGTTGCCCCCGCCGATTGGTCTTTTACTTCAAAAGAACCAGCGTGTGCGCGTTGAACGCGCCAAGTGTTCGCTGCATCACCAGAGTTAGCCAACTCAAGAGCCGCATCGCCGCTTGCGTGGGATGAGGAGATTTGGGCAACGCAGTCGGAGGCAGAGGTAATATTAACCGAACCAGAAGATGAACCGGAATTGATAAACGCCTTCACGGCGTGAATCTCACCATCTGCCGGTGTGACTACTGAAGTGCCGATACTCAATGCCTTCGCGTTCAACTGCTCAATCGGCGTGACTTGCTTGACGCCCGTTGCAGACGAAGTGCCGTCTGCCGCACCAGCGCGATCTTGCACAAGCAACGATTGGGTCGGGTTGGCGAACGCTAGGTCGTAGTCAGCCACGCAGCCGATCTGCGTCAAACTCGATCCGTTCGACCAAGTTGTTGGCGTTGTACCGGTTGCTACAAATTCATTTCCGGTGACATTCGTGCCACCTAAATTAGTGAAATTGTCGCCCGACACATAGGTGATGATGCGATACAACTTCCCGCTGGTAAGTGTACCTGACATCAACGGTGATGCGGTCGATGCGTACTGATCCGAAAACGGCACGGTAGCGTTCTCGTAAGTCGCCGTGACCTCCGTGCTGGAAAGCGTCTTGTTCCAGAATCTTGTGCGATACAGAGTGATGGTGGACGAGTAGTTACCGTCATATCCCGAACCAATTCGAGCGTCTGCACACAGGTCGATATTGGGAGAAGTGATTGCCGGAATTGTTCCAATTTCGGAACCGTTGTCGAATAACTTTGCCGCCGTCCCATCAATTGTCAGCACGATGTGGTGAGGCTTGCTGTCAGAAAGTGGATTGAGGCTAGTTGTACTGTATGCGCCCCCCGAATAAACTATCAATTCGCCAGCATAATAACCTAAGAAAAATCTCCCGCCATTCCCGAAATCTGTTATGATGTTAGACCATCCACTCGCTGCTGGAGCAGCATTCATTTGTATAATAAACTCGAAACTGAACTTCGTTCCCAAGTCGGGCGGCGATGCAATGTCGATGTTGCCAGCCGCACCGTCGAAGTGCAATCCTTGGCCATCGCTGGCGTTAACTAACTCTCGGATTATCTCGCCGCCGCTTGTCGAACGGTTGTATGCGTAAGTTGCTATTCCCATCGCTTATTCCCCCAGTCTGCCACTGTACGCAATGTTCACTTTACCCGTGCCGCTGGCGACCGTGAATGCGAGTCCTCCGGTGTATCCAGCAAACGTCATCACGCCCCCAGTGCCGTCCTTATCAGCGTCTCCAGCGGCGAGGATGCCGGTATATTTACCGCTCGCAGTAGAGCAACCATTCGGTGCGTCAAGCTGAAGCGCGAGTCGGTAGAAAACCGGAACAGTTCCAACATTCTGGATCAGCGTGAATGCGGGAGCGCATTCCTCTCGTAAATCGGTGTTTGCCGGTACGGTGCTGCTCGTTGTGACTGACAACTCCTCGTTTGTCGCCGCCCCGAAATTCGCCAGTGTATCATTTTGTCTTGCCATAATTTATAACCCCCACGCTCGTTTTACTTTATTCTTACTGTACTCACTACGCCACCCGGCTTGCTCCTGCTTGTAGTAGCCGCGCTTGATCGTCTCCGCCTGGGTCGGAAATGAACGCTGCCCGCCAATCGCGAAACCCGGTTGCACATCAAGTTTGAGCCAGGTGCCTGACTCGTCTTTAAAATTATCGAGATCCGGGGAGGTTTGGATTTCTCGTACCTCCCCGGTCTCGCGATTCTCGAAGTCGAACAACGGCATTACGTTGTCGCGTAAATCGGAATCCAGTATTGCGATCCTTTAACCTCAACCAGGATCGCTTTGCTGGTACCACCGGGTGCCGCGCCGCCGCCAGTCACATCTGCCGTGGTCACGGGAACGTCACCATCAGTGGTCGATGCTGACTCTGCCGTGAACTTAAAAAACGGTGTTGCCGAGTTCGCAGTAGTTGCGTCACCGGTCGCCGCTTTGATCTCAATCGGTTTGACCGTGCCCGCACCAGTAGCATTACTGGCAATCCGCCGTCCTTCTCTTCCTCTTCCAATTGTTCTTGTACTCATAATTTTTTATAGTCCTGCCGCGTCGATTGCTTCCATTTCGGCTATCAAGTCATCCCGGCTGGGTGCTTCGACTGCCACTTCTTCCTCCACAACGTCCTCGCTATAGGCGGGTTCACCGTTGACCGACTCCATGCCGACTACGGCATACTCGTCGCCCAGCGATTCAACCGCACCTTCGACAGTGAAGCTAACCGCATCACCGACTGCCGGGACAATCATGGAACCGTCTTCGTCCGCCACTTGTAGTGCGGAAATTGGAATATCTACTTTTGGCATAATTAAATTAAACGCCCGGGAGGCTGTTAACCCCCCGGGCTAATGATTAACTGTAGTTCGTGGTCGAGTAGATGTTCACTGCGTGGTTCGCGTTGATAATCGCGCCCCCGTAGTAGAACTTGAATCCGACCGTGGTCAACTGCGCCAACGGATCGGACTTGTCCGCTCCTTGCGAGATGATCATCTTCGGTGAGTAAGCACTCATCGATGCCAGGTTCACACCACCATACGCCTGGTCACCAACGACGAATGTCGAATACTTGGTACCGGCAGCGTTGTAGGTGTGCTGGGTGTTCTGACGGTACGGATTGGTGGTCGAAACCACGCGAACACCCATGTACCGACCGACCTCGCCTTTGAACAATTGATCCGGGCTGCCATACTTACTGGCATCCAACCAATCATCGTCGTTCATCAGATCGCGGGCTACTTCAGGTGCCATAACAGCAGTGAAGTATCCGCCACTCGGACGAGCGTTGTTCACTCTCAGGTTCGTCGCCGCATCCAGGATGTCGAGCGCAGTCATCGCGTCATCGGTTCCACCGACTGCCGCGTAGTTTGCCGCCGCACCAGCATAGCGCAACTGGATTGCCGTCGAGTCGCCCAGGATGTTCCGTAGCAATTCGTCAACTTTGAGTGCTGCGTCCTGTCCGTTTTGGACGGTTGCCTGCTCCATTGTTGAGAACAATTCGACGGCACTTAACAGATCACTAATTGTCACGATTTGTCCGTATTGAGCGAGCGTAACGTCCACTGTTTCCATGCTCAATTGCTTTGAGGCAGCCGTTGCAATTGCCGTGCCTTCGGTAAGCGTAGCAACATCGGTTGTAGCTGATTCCGGGTAACGGAAGAACCTAATCGTCTTCGCCCCCGCTTTACCGGGTAACGGTGCCTTAAATGCAAACTGATCAAGAACAATTGTCTTGAGCGTCTGTTCGAGTAACTTCTTGTCGAAGTATGATTGAAGTGTTGACTGCGGGCCTGCCGTAGACGAACCGGTAGTCGTTAGAGTTGTTCCTGCCATAATAGTTTAATTCCTAATTTAATTTGTTGCGAACATGCCACCCCCAGTGTCATCCGCCTGCTGCATCGCTTTCATCAATTCCGATCTTTGTTGATCGACCGGTAACTGGTCAAACGACTCAACTTGTAGGATGTTTCCGCCGGGTTGGGTTCCGTTCAGTTGTGTTTTCTCTTCGTACTCAGCGACTTGCTTTTTAAGCTCGCTGACTTGCTTCTCCAGTGCAGTTGATCGGTTGGCTTGGAGGTACATCGTCGCAGCTTCGACTGCGTCCGTTATGCCTTCGGGGTACTGCGTTAAAACCGGTTTTTGTTCGAGCAATCGACCGACCATTTTAAACATCTCACTGTTTTGGTCGTTTAAGTCCCCATGCTCGGCTGCCGCCGCTTTCCAATTACTGTCCCACTTGGCTACGAACTTCGCCTGCTGCGATTTTGCGTCCTGCTCGGCAATCGCTTCACGCGCCTGCTCCGCCGCTTTTGTCGCCGCTTTGGCGTTTGCATCATCGCCTTCATCCTCGAACTCGCGGGCTAATGCCTCGTATTCCTCGGGTGAGTAACGACTCTGCGCTGACCGTTGAGTGATCTCATTCCGAGATACACTCTGCTGCTCCTCAAACGCTTTGCGTTCAGCCTCCAACTCGGCCCGCTCTTTCTTTACCGAATTTTTTTCGGCATTAGCTTCGCGCCAGGTCTTGTTAGCCCGCTCCTGCGTTTTTTTCGCCCGAGAATATTTCGACTGGGATTTCTCCTCGGTCTTCTCGGGTTCCTCGTCCACCGGTTTCTCCGGTTCTACTTCACTGGGTTTGTCATCAGTTACAACTGACTCCTGGTTGGGTTCCTCGGCCTGCGGCACCGGGGATATGTTCGCAGTATCGAACGCGGAGGCATCGGCTTTCGCCAATGCTGATAGCAATTGCTCGCGCTCGACATCCAACTCAACTGGTTTTTCTGCCACTACTTCAGACATAAATTCTTACAATCTCATCCACTCCAAATCGTCGGTCACCCCGACCACTTCCTCCTCGGGTTGGCTTCGTATCGATGCCATCCCATCGAGCGTTGCCAACGCGGATTTAAACCCGGCGGCATGACCGGCGTGGTACGCCAAGTCCGCTGGGGATGAAATTAACCGGTCGCAATTCTGTATGTGCAAGTTCCGCAAGTGGTAACGTAACGTAACTCCCACTTCGCCCGACATGAATGTCTGCAATTGTCCTGCATGTCCGTTGCTCCACTCGGGAGGATCAGCCCATTGCAACACCTGGCGGAACTGCTTCCATAGTCGCCACCGGTTCTTCAATCGATTCCACATTTTGTTGTTCCGCTTGTTCAGCAACTGCTTGTTGCATCTGAGCGAATAAATTCTTTAGTTCCTGTTCCACCTGGCGACCGGTCTTCGGGTCTGCTTCTTTCAGCTTTTCCAAATGTTCGCTTATATGTTGTTCGAGGAATTGTCCTTCCGCCGGTTCCGGTGGTGCGCCTGTGTCGGCTCGATTTGTGATGTAACTCATCACCGTCTGGATGTGGATCAGATGATCGTCCGAATCTTTCACCAATGCCGGGAAGCCCAACCGTAGGAACGTGATCTCGTTGGCTTGATCCTCCGCCTGGGTCGATTGTGTGAGTTGCGGGTCAACGTAGAGTCGCTTGACCAGAGTCGCATCGTCACTCTCCAGAATCGTCTTTCGCAGTTGGCCTTGGTCGATGTACGGATCATTCGCAAACATCTGGAACCGGGTGATGGCTTTCTGCATCAAAAGCTGCTTATTCACCCCATCCGCGCTTCCGGTGGGTTGAATATTGTACTGTTCGTGCAACGCCTCCTGGGGGATCTCCTGCGCCGTGTCGAGGTACCAGTAGTTCAGACTGGATTTGTCGTATTGCAGCAGGATCGACCAACTCATCCGGTACAGATTGCCCAGCGCAATGCGGAATATTCGCATCCTCAGATCGCTCGATTGCTGGTAAAGCCCGCCAATCGCCTGGATCTCGGTCGCCGTCCGCCGCTCCGTATTCTGTAGCGACTGCGTCAGACCGAAGTCCGGTGTACTCACCCGGTTCTGCGCTATCTCACGCATCACGTTCATCTGGGTGTCGAACGAGATCGGAGGTGCCTGATGCATCACCGGTTGGATTCCGTACGGTAAAATACTGCCCGGCGTTAGGCGGAGGTTGCCACTGTTAGGCATGTCCCGCTCTGCTCGGTATAACGGTCGATTGAACAGCGTCATGCAGTCCATTTTCTCGTTCTGCAACTTCGTAAGCTCGGCTTCGAACACCGCTTGCAACTCGACAACACCTCGCGACGAGTAAAATCCCGGGTCTTTGACCTCGTAGTTAAAAGCGATAAACGGTGGTTTGCCGTGGTTGTACGGAACCTTCATCGGCGGACGAAGATCAAGATCGGGGGAGGTGGGGGAGTAGGTGCAAATGATCCACTGACCGGTGTCCGGGCAACGGTGGTAAACCTCCCACACGATGATTTTGTCCTGCTCCGGGAATGTCAGTCCTTCGCGCTCATACTTCGCCGCCTCGGTGTTCATGTCACCGGCATCGGCGTTGTAGCTCCCGATGATCTGGTCGAGGATCGCTTTGTCCTGCTTCAGATGTTTCTGCCGCTTGTAGGCATCAATCGAGTAGACGCTGATATGACAAATCCGGTCAGCGTCTGCTATGTCCCGAGTCCAGGCGGGTACTACGAAATGCTGGGGATCGACGGTGTAATACTTCAGCCGTTTAGAGGTGTAATCCCACAAGACTTTCAGAATGCCGGTGCCGCACATCAGCATCGAATCCACCGCACTCAGCACCTCGGTCTCCAAATTCGTCCGTTGCTTGATCCGATGATCGAACCACTGCGCGGCGGCAGTCGTAAACTCGGCTACCTGGGGGGAGGTGGGAACAAACTGGGCAATCAGATCAGTCGCAAACAACTGCTGGAAGTACGCCGGTTTGAGTTCGCTGATCGTCGTATCGACCAGCGGGAAATGAACGTCTGATGCCCCGGGCCACGGTTTATTCTTCCGCCTCAACCCGTGGTGGCGCATCTCGTAGAACATCCGTTGCCGGGTGTCCCACACCGAACGATCAGCTAAATCCTGTAAAACTTCCGCGTTTAGTTTGTCCCGACTACGCATTTAAAATTCTTCTTCCTCCTCCTCCTCTTCCTCCTCGTCGCAACACCATCCCATCGATTGGATCGCGAAGAGCGTGCAGTACATCTGTAACCCCCCGATGAGCGTTGCATCGGTCAAGTCAAACTCCTCCTGATAACGAGAGAGTAACGCCTCCAGATCGTTGCAAAATGCGTTGAACTGTTTCTCGGCGGTCATGCCCCCGGGGAGAGTTATCGCTTCTTTGAGTTCAGGCCGTACTTCTTGCCGCCTGCCGCTTTACGCGGCCCGGAAGCCATCGCCCGCCGACCAGACGCTGATACGTTTCGCTTCAGACTCTTACGCGCACCACGCCGCGCACCGAGTGACTCGTCCTGTCGGGACTTGTAGCCTTGTTTTTTCGCTGCCATAAGATGATTTATTTTAGTGCGTAAAAAAACGCGCCCGATTGGGCGCGTCAAAATCACTTACTGGCAAACTTGTTGTGAGGTAACTAGAGGTAAGTCATCGCTCGGGTGATTAGCTTCTGAGCGGAGACCGGGTTCTCGGGTGCCGCGTTCCTCGCATCATCGAGTAGCTTCTTCGCCCGGCCCAACTGCGACTTGAGCGTCAGCGCATAGGTCATCTGATCTAGTGCCTCCTCAATCAAATCATCGACCAACGGCACTCGCTCCCACAAATCCCCGCCATGCTCCGCCTGACCAACCCGGTACTTGGCATCGACCTGTTTTGCTATCGCCTGCTGGATTTCGGCCAGATGGTCTTCCTGTGCTAACGTCATTCCAAACTAGCTTTCTCCAACTCGTATTCGTAGGAAATTATTTTTTGTAGCAACGACTGGACGAACGTCTTGGCCTCGGGGCTTGCGTTGTACGCATCCTCGAATCCTCGTTCATTCCCCAGGATTATCTGCTTCGTCGCGTCCAGCTTCCGGGGCACCGTTGTCTGACATCCGGTCACGAACCCAATCGAGCTTGTCACGGCGACGAGCGTCAACCAGTTCTTCCAGCTTCTTCTTTTCGACTTTTTTTCCATAACCAAACAGTTCTTTTATCAACTCCAAAATCGCTCGTATTATCCCCAATGCACTCATCCCGTATTTAACCCCATCGACTCCCGCAGCTTCGCATCGCCACTCCAGTCAGTCATACCCGCTGCCAGCACTTCATTCAAGTCCGGTTGATTCATTCGCGCCCAGGCCGGGTGATCGCTGACACTCGCCAAACACATCACCAACGCATCCCCACGGTCAGGCGAACTGAACCCACGCGCCTTCATCTCTTTCTTGCTCTCCAGGTTGAGTTTGCCGGTCTTTGATGTCCCGACCCGCCGAGTAGTCAACTGACTGTGTAAAATCTCGTCACCGGGCAGTATGGCTTCCATACGGTCGATCTGGCGGGCTGCGCGGAACCACATCTCCGTTCCCCGGTTCTGGTACCGATCCGGTTCCTGCGCTCGTCCGCCCAGGTTCACTTGATGAATCGGCCAACCCATCTCACCCAACTGATGACACATCGGTAACCCCAACCCACCCGCATCCCCGAATATCTGCTCAGGTTTCAACCCGGCTTTCTCGAACTCCAACGCAAACCTCGCACAACCGGCCATCGTGTTCGCCTCGCGCCAGGCGACTAGCTTGGTGACTTTGTTCCCGATCCGCATACAAAACACACTCTCATCCCCGGCAGCCGCAAAGTCGCACGCCGCCACCATCTCCTGGCCGTCTTTCGTTGGGGGATTGTCCAAACATTGCATCAAACTCTCCCACGGTATCACCAAACCTTCGCCGCTCGTCTCCTGGAACGCTCCGTAGATCATCGACTG